CTTTGGCGGCGGTGGCCGGCAAGCCTGCGGCTGATACCATTGTGGGCTTCTCCAATGCCCGGCGGGAGTTCTATCGGTCCCTGCCGACCTTTGCCACGTTTGGGAAGGGCTGGCTGCGCCGGGTGGACGAGGTTGAGGCCGAGGCGTTGAAAATGGCCAATGCTTGAAATGGCTTGATTGTTTTGATTGGCAAGAGGTATATTTACCCCGGCGCAGGCTGAACCAGCGGCGGAAAAACTTCCGGAGCGCGCATGTCGTACACTATGACCTACGATAGCCTGCTAGTGGATATCCGGCGCTATCTTGAGCGCGGCTTCACGGCTGAGAGCGATCAGATCGTTTATGAGCAGCTGCCGCGGTTGATCACGCTGGCGCAGCGCCGAATTGCGCGTGAATTGAAGATCCAGGGCTTCATCCGCCCGGTGCAGACCAATTTGCAGATCGGGGTGGCGGTCTATCCCAAGCCAGATAGGTGGCGCGACACCATCAGCATGACGGTGGATGGCTCGCCCATCTTTGCTCGGTCATACGAGTATCTGCGAAGTTATTGGCCGAATGAGGCTACGACTGGCGCCCCGCAATTCTATGCGGATTATGATTTCCAGCATTGGCTAATTGCTCCCACGCCAAGTGCCGTGGGTGTTTTGGAGGTCATGTATTATGAGCAGCCCGCGTTGCTTGGCGATGACTTGCAGACGAATTGGCTGACCGAATATGCGCCGGATCTTCTTCTCTATGCCACGCTGTTGGAGGCTACTCCATTCCTCAAGAGCGATGAGCGGATACAGGTTTGGCAGGCAATGTATGATCGTGCGGCGCAGGCGCTGACGGGCGAGGACATGAAGCGCATTATGGACCGCAGCGCCGCGAGGAGTGAAGCATGACCATTTATCAGGATGTTTTTGGCGGCGCGACGATCTACCCGAGTGAGATCAGTTACAGCGCGATTTCGCTGACGGCAGATATCACGCTCAGCTGGCCGGAGGAGACTTCTGCCAGCGAGAATTTGGCGACCAAGATCATTGATGTCACGCCTTCAACGTCTGGCCTGAGCATTCTTCTGCCGCCGGCGAACAGGACGGGCGTTGGCAATACGATCCTGTTCAATAACCGCGGCGCCGAGACTTTCACGGTTAAGAACAATGTAGGCACGCAGGTTGTTACGGTTGCTCCTGGCACGCTCTGGCAGGTTTATCTGGCGGCCAACAGCAATGCGGCCGGCACTTGGCGGTCTTTGCAGTATGGTGCGGCGACTTCCACGGCCAATGCCAGTGCCTTGGCTGGCACGGGGATTGTGGCGGTTGGTACGCTGCTTAGCCAGTCTGTGCCGGTCACGAGCTTCAACAGCAACTACACGGCGGGCGTTACTGACCGCGCCAAGATGTTCAATTGGACTTCTGCCGGCGGCACGTTCACGCTGCCTGACCCGACAGTGGTGGGCGATAACTGGTTTGTGTATTTGCGGAACAGCGGCACGGGCGCGATTGTCGCGGATCCTCCTGGCCTGATTACGATTGACGGCGCTTTGTCGTTGTCTTTCCAGCCGGGGGAGTCGGCCATCATTGTTTCAGATGGCGCCAACTTCCACACAATTGGCTTTGGTCAATCGGCCACCTTTGCGTTTGACTACACGGTTATCAACATTCCCGGCACTGGCACTTACACGCTGACTGGATCTGAGCTTAATCGTGTTGCTTATCGGTTCACCGGGATTTTGACGGGCAATCGGACTGTTGTGGTGCCGGCAACGGTGCAGCAGTATTGGATTGATAACCAGACGACTGGCGCCTACACGCTTACGATTGACCCTTCAGGCCCCGGCACGAGTTTCACTGTTGGTCAGGGCCAGCGTGTCATTCTGTATTGCGATGGCACAGACGTTTTGAATGCCACCACGCAGGGTATTTCGGTGCCGTTGACGATTGCCGAGGGTGGCACGGGAGCGACTACTGCTGGCGCTGCGTTGATCAATTTGGGTGGCACGGCGACTGGTATTGCCTTGTTTACTGCTGTTGATCAGCCTGCGGCTTGGGCTGCCTTGGGTGTTGCTCAGGCTGGCAATGTGAATGGCGGTACGTTCTGATGCCAGTAACGACTGCCGTCCTTCGCTCTCAGCCGGGTATTAAGCGCGATGGTACGCGCTTTGAGGGCGATAACTACGTTGACGGGCAGTGGGTGCGTTGGCAGCGCGGATTGCCGCGCAAGATGGGCGGCTATCGTGCAACGCAGAAATATCTGCAAGAAATCAGCCGTGGCTTTTCAACATTCACGCAGATGAATTTTGTCTACTGCCATTCGGGCAGCGACAATTACCTTGAGCGCTTCACGATTGACAGCACGGCCAATAGTTCAATTGTGACTGACCGGACGCCGGTGAGTGCTGCGGCTACTGCGACTGTTACGCTGACGGGTGGCGCTGCTGGTTCTGTTGATACGATCACGGTTGACGGCGTGAATATCATGTCGGGCTCTGTGGCGTTCACGACAGACTTGGCGACCACGGCGGCTGCCGTTGCATCAACTCTCATACGTCTTCGCCCGAGTACACGGCTGCGGCTGTTGGTGCGGTGATTACGATTAGCGCGGCCAGTTCGGCTGGCTCGGATCCGAATGGCTTTGTGGTGTTGGTGACGGCAACAACCATTACTTACACCAAGACCAATATGTCTGGCGGGTCTTTTGCTTATGTTTCTTCGCCAGAAAATATGTGGATGTTTGACTATCAATATGATTCTTCCTCCAACCAGAATTATCTGATTGCTCATGCGGCGCCCAATTTGGATTGCATTTGCAATGACCAGGGTGGTCAGATTTTCTTTGGCGAGGTTCTTGGTACTGGTTTGTTAAAGTCAGTATCGCTGCCGCCTGATGCCAATGCGACTGGCGGGATTGTCTCGTTGCATCCGTATTTATTCTATTATGGGACGGACGGGATTGTTGGGTGGTCGGTTGCTGGTGAGCCGACTAATTTGACGGGCTCCGGATCTGGTTTGGCGCGCGTGTGGGGCCAGAAGATCATCAAGGGTATGCCGCTGCGCGCTGGTTCTGGCAGCGCCCCTGCGGGCATCTTTTGGGCGTTTGACGCGGTTATTCGTGCCACGTTTACGGGCGGTGCTACGGTATTTCAGTTTGATGTGATTGCTACAGATACCTCAATCATCTCGCCGCAATGCGTGGTGGATTATGATGGGGTGTTTTTCTGGTGTGGCGTTGATCGGTTTCTGATGTTCAATGGTGTGGTGCGTGAGGTGCCAAACCAGATGAACCTCAATTACTTCTTTGATGGCTTGAACCAGCGTCAGCGCAGCAAGGTTTTTGCGTTCAAGGTGCCGCGATATGGCGAAGTTTGGTGGTGCTATCCTCGCGGGGATGCGACTGAATGCACGCATGCGGTGATCTACAATGTGCGCGAGAACACTTGGTATGATACCGAGTTGCCGAATTATGGTCGTTCTGCCGGCCAGTTTAACAACTCGTTTGCGGCGCCAGTTTTGACGGGCGTTGAGGATAGCGGTTCTGGTTATCGCGTTTGGGTGCAGGAGCAGCTGACCGACGAGTATGACGGGCCGAATATCCGACCTATTCGGTCCTATTTTGAAACGGCGGACTTGTCCAAGTTGGTGCAGGGCCAGAACGAGTATCTGCGGATCACGACGATTGAGCCGGATTTCGTGCAGCGCGGGCCGATGACTGTGCAGGTTACTGGCCGGGCGAATGCAAGGGCGCCAGAGGTTTACAGCACGATATTCACGTTCCCTGAGAACGCCTCAACGCCGCATGAACAGATTGTGATGCTCAAGGAGCAGCGCCGTGAGTTGCGTATCCGGTTTGAGAGCAATGCTGTTTATGGCGATTACCAGATGGGTCAGATCATTGGGCATCTGTCTACTGGGGATCGGACGGTGTTGGGATGAGCCTGCGGGTAACGCTTCCTACTGGGCTTGGGTTGCGGGACTGGGCAGATCAGATTGCCTTGGATCTTGATGCGTATGGCGCGTTTGGCCGCTTGGACATTGAGGACCAGTGGCAGAATTGGGCCATGCAATTTTTGAACAACATGACGCTTAAAGAAAACTTCCCGGTTCCGTATAGTTACGACAATTGGCGGGATTGGGCTGAGCGTTTCTGTCAGGCTTTGGAGTAGAGACAATGGCGATCCGCGATCAAATCATGCAGATGGCGCAGAGCGATCCTCAGTTTGCTCAGGCGGTTGACGCCATGGAGCAGGCGGTCATCAACATGCCTGTCACTCCAGAGGACTTGGAAGAGGTTATTGAGCTTCTGGAGGTCGTTGTTCAGGATCCGTCCAAGTATCCTGAGATGCGTCAGGCGGCGATTGATGACGGTGAGATTGATGAGGATGTGCTGCCGCCGCAATTTGACATGATCTATATCGTGTCCCTGCTGGTGGCTTTGTATGGCCTTCAGGACCGCCTAAGCCAAAAGGGGTACGCCCGTGGGGGTCTGTCTGTTGCGGGCCGCCGGTTGGCTTCTAAGGGGCGTGGTGGCGATAGCGAGCTGGCGCATGTAAACCCGCGCGAGGCTGAGATGCTGCGCCGGGCTGGCGGGTCTGGCGGGATCAACCCGGCCACCGGCCTACGGGAGTACAAGTTCAAGTGGGGTAAGATCCTTGGTGCTGTTGCGCCAATTGCGTTGAGTTTGCTGTTGCCTGGGGTTGGTACAGTTATTGGCGGCGCAATCAGCGGCAGCCTTGGTTTGGGGCTAGGCGCTATTGGCCAAGGTATTCTTGGCGGTGCTGTTCTTGGGGCTGGCAGTTCTCTTTTGGGCGGAGGCAATCCTCTTACAGGAGCCGTGTCTGGCGCTTTGGGTGGGGGTCTGGGCGGCCAAATTGGCGGCCTTTTTGGCCTAGAAGGCACCATGGGCAATATGCTCGGCACTAGCCTTGTTGGTGCCGGGACAGCTGCTGCCACCGGCCGCAATCCGTTTAGCGGCGCGCTGCGTGGCGCATTGGGTGCTGCTGCTGGTGATTTGGCGGGGCAAGCTGCTGGCAACCTTGGCTTTGGCCCTGGCGCTACCGGCGAGGGCGTGCAGCGCGGTATTAGCGCGGCCGGCAAGGGCTTTGGGATTGGCCTTGCGACTGGCATGGATCCAAAAGCCGCTGCCATTGCTGGCGGCTTGAGTGGCTTGGCGGCAGGAGCCATCAAGCCATCCCAAGCTGTTGTTCAGAATATGAGTGGCGAGGTTCCTTTGGCGGAACCTATTACGCAACCTGATGGCACTTTAGCGCCGGCCCCAGGATCTCGTGGCGTTATGCCTGACGGCCGCCCTGGCACTTATGAATTAAACGACACTACAGGTTTTGTGGAATTAAAGCCCGTG